AATCCGGTACAGGTGGCGAAGCCTGAGTAGCCTCAATATAAGAGACAGCACAATCCAGGTCGCAGGTTGCACTTGTAATTAGCCTCAGAAGATCAGTTGAGTTAACCTGAAGATTGTGCATTAGAAATAAACCCTTCCTTGGGCTGCTCTGTCAATCCTGACCTTTTTCTTGTAATTAATGTCTGTGCCCGGAGTCAACCCGCCGCCTGCAAAATTGTCGCCTCTACCGTTCTGCCCATCGCAAAATGCGCCAATGAATCCAGGGCCAACAATTTGATCGTTTTTCACGAAACCTTTAGGCGCATAAATTCCGGTGCCGACTGGCTTGTACCAGGAAGTGACAATATTTTTTCTAACCGTTATAGCAATTCCGTCATTGATCGAGTAACTCATTCCTGTAATTGAATTTAGTAGGGTAGTTCCACCAGCAAGCTTTAGGTAAATTTCCAAAAGAGTATCATAGGCAATTAAGATAAATGCCCTTTGCGCACTAGTGCCAGTACCCGGACTTTGCACTCTGACCGCAAGCCCCATGTTGTGCGCACCAGTCGGTGCGGCAGGCATATCAATTGCACAACCATGATCTGCACCCAAGAGAGTATTCCAGTAAGAATTCGACGTGGCGCCAATTCCACCGGCGAGCGCATTAGAAACAACTTTCATTTGCGTATGCCCTGAAATAATAGGGCCAGCCCACCCACTTGCAATTGGGTCTTGGTCAGCCCGCGTGAACTGATCTAGATTTGCCCAATACGGCATAATTCCAGAGAGTCCCATTAGCGCAGCAAAGCTTTCGGGAAATTTTTCATATCAGGTTCAATTGCAGGAGGAACAGGATCGCTCAGCAGAGTTCCTACATCCTCCGAGAACTGAGCGAATTGATGAGTAAATGTAAATCCTGGGTCGCCGCCTGCGCCATCGTAGTGATGAATTCCGACGCAGAAAAGCGTGGCAATTGCACTAAGCGTGGCCCCGGAACACGACACATTAATAATCAGCCGTCGGTCAAGCCAGACTTTTAGGTAATTGTTCTTAATGTATTCCACGTCAAAAGCATATCGAATTCCATCCCTCAAATTCCAAGAGGTAGGATTGTTAATACCAGCCGAATGGAGAATGTTGACGCCAGAGAAGACGTTGACGTTTTTCTTGCTGTCCAAATACAATTCAAAAATAGCCGTGGGTGTCGAATTGTATGCCGCCACAAGAATGTGACTAGCCGTAGGCGCGTAGCTCGCCGGGAGAATAATGTGTCCTCGGTAGTGACCTTTTTCAGATGTTGGCAATTTCGTGGAATTCGTCACGTCTCCTGTAGCTCTATCTGCGGTATCCGAACCAGATGAAATTGTCGCAACCGCCTTAGCGTAAATATCCGGTGAATCGGCTACCAAGGTGCAGCTTGTTTCTGTTGTATTTGCGTCGAATGCATCCGTCCACTGCTTCCAAGTGTTGTGCGTAGCCGCCGTATATGTAATTGTAACATTGACATTTTTGATACCGGCATCAAATGTTCCTGTACCAACAGTCGCAATATCAACTTCAATTCCAACTAATGTATTTGACGACCGATACGACGCGTCTACTGCTCTGTCTGTTCCTGGGCCTTTAGGCGCTGTAAATGAACCGGCAACATCCCCAATAATATTGGAGCTAAATCCACTACCTCCCGCGCCTGCGCAAACGTCTACATCATCTAGCGCATTTCGAATATACCCTGAAAAAGTAAGAGCTGTAATTCCAGTCGATCCCCAACGCGCAGTAGTCCAAGCAGTAAATTGCACAGAAGTAACTGTAGACCCGGCTGGAATTCCAAACAATGTTTCCCAAGTATCGGCTGCGCCTCCAAATCGACCTTCGACCTGATTTGTTCCGCTTGACGCTTCAGTCATTTCCAATGACGGAGAACCAGGATCAAGCAGTGTTGAAATTAGCGCTGAAAATCCACGCTCAGTTGTACCCTCAAGATCAGAGGTTGTGAAATCGAAATTTCGAGAGGCTGTAGCCATTATGAAATTTGAGAATCCAGTCTCCCCGGCGCACTTGCATTGATACGCCGGGGTCTGAAGACTAGATTTCTCCTAGTGGCCATTATGAAATTGTTACTGTTCCGGTCATTGTCCAGGTTCCCGTCGTCTTCGTACCGAGGGACTGGATTTTTCGATTTAGGTTCGTAGTACCGACAAGGAATCCCGAACCGGATGCTGTAGTTGCACCGGCTGCAATTGTCCACTCCTGCCAAGCAAAGTTTGCCTCAGTAGTTGTGAAATCTGCCCGCCAGTCTCGCGACTGTGCTCCGTTCGATCCTGGCGAAACGGGATAGGTCGCAACCATGATCTTGTAAAAACGGTTGGCCGCGTTCTGTGTTGCCAACAATTCCGTATCGGTTGCAGCGGCGGCTGTGGCTGTGTCTCCAACGCCGATAAATGCATTTGCGTTGTTGTATGCCGTACCGCCTGCGCCACACAGCAAATCAAGCAAACGCCCAATTCCTTCGTTGACCAAAAGGTTGCCCTGAATTTCAACGCATTCCTCTGGCTCGCCAACGAGCTTTCTTAGAACGTCGCTTGTAATTCCGTGCTCGATTGGAATGAAGCGAGGAACCGAAACGCCAAATGCAGTTCCTTCACTGCCGTCACGGATTCTCTCAATTCCTCGACGCTCCAAAACACGCCGACAAAAATCGACAGCATCCTCGCTCCATTTTTCACATTTCCAATCGAATTTCCAGCTAAGGGAGTCGAAGCCGTGAAGCTCCGCTCCCATATTTCCAGAGTCCTTCGTACGCGCAGAGGAGTCGCTTGAACTATTCATTACGCCTCCTCAATTGTTTTGCGCTTAATGAACCAAGCGATTTCATCCTCGCCTTGGCCATGTTCCTCGAACTCTGCTTTTGTAATTGTTTCTCCCGGCTCTTTGCGAATTGCCTCACCCGATGGCACGTCAACTTCGATGCCAGGATGAACCTCACGCTTCACCTGAACCGGAAGTTCAATTACTTCCAGCACTTTGTAAGGCACTTTAATCCTCCTAAATGTAATTGTAGGCCGAACTCGCCTCGGCCCGCAATTACGGCAGCGTGAGCTTCTGTACGGACTGCGTGGGGTCTGCGTAAACGCCACGCCGGGTGCGACCGACCTGCTGACCTTCGATGAGCCGGGAAAGGTCAGGTGCGCCAATGTCAATGCGCAGGTCGTGATGAACCAATTCCTTGAACCTCTGCTGCGGGAAAATGAAATACACGCTTCCCTGGGTAACGCCAGCGTAGGTGTAGGACTTGAGTCCATTTACAACGGTCGCGCCGTTGTAATAAATGATCGTGTCCACTGGAACGCGAGGCAGAGGGTTGCCCTGCGCGTCACGAACCGGAGTGAGAAGTGCATCCTCAATCTGGAAACGATCAGCCTCGTTCGCCAGAATTACACTTGGCGTCCGCTGCGGTGTAGCCTGTACCGCCGACTTGTACGCATTCATAAACGTGTTTAGCGTTTTGATCTGAAGCGTCGAGCCGGTTGCATCGGCCGCTGTCAAGTTTCCGCCTGGGTAAGAGAAGGAAATAATCGGCGACAGGTGCAGGTGATTCAGGATGTAATTGTAGGAACGACCGAAAGCGCGGTTATTAAGCGTAATGTCCCACGTCTTATCGAACTCGATCATATCCTCCGTCCACTCGAAGCCAGCCGCGTAGGTGGCAATCGGAACGGACGACGGAGCGCCCTTAGCGAGCGTACCGAAAATTACCTCGCCGCCTTCAAACTTCTGGAAAAAGACGACGTTCGCCTGAAGTGTATTTTCATTGATCTGTACCACGCCACCGGGAAACGGCCCGTCAATTGTTTCGTAGACCGGGCCATACAGAAGCGGAACCTCTGCGAGTCCGAAATCTACGTCAACGCGAACCTTCTCAAGCAAGTCCATGCTTCCCTGAGACGTGGTAATCATTTCACTTACGGACTGCTTCAGGTCGATAATCCCCATTTCGGAAATTACCTTCTTATCCGCAACAGCCTTCATACGGTTGAAATCCAGAATTTGGACGTTCCCCTGAGCCTCAGAAACTCGCACTTCCGAATAATCGTTCCATCGCAAATGCTCTAGCTCGGTGAACTCCTCCAAAACTGCTCCCATGAAATTTACCTCCTCTCTTAGACTACGAGGTTGGCACCGTTGAACACGCGAATTGCAGCGACGCCAGAACCATCCCTGGCCTCCTCAACAATTCCCACAGCACCACCCGTCGCGGTTGAAGTTAGATCGGTCGTAGCTCGCTTAAAGCCAGCACCGGCCGTCCAATAAACCAACGTGCCGCGAGCACCAGAAACGGCCGCAGGCACGACGCAATACCAAATGCGCTCTGCCGAGACTTCTAGCGCGAGTCCCTTATCCGTATCAGCCGCTCCGACATTTCTCATTGCAAATCCCGTCCAACCGTCAATTCGGTAAAGCTCGCCGAAAGACATTGCAGTTGCAGCGGGAGCCTGAACGTCAATCGCTCGTCCGTCAGACTTAAGCTGTCCCATTTGTAATTATCCTCCTTCCTTATTCCTCGTTAAGCGCGGCCTGTGCCTCGTCGTACTCATCGAGCGCCGACACAAGCTCAGCCTTTTTCATTGTCGAGAAGCCCTCAATTTCCTTATCGCGGGCTTCGTCCTTTAGCTCCTCTACGGTCATAGCCTCATGGCCTTCAGCATCGCTGCCACTCGGGCCTTCCTCGTCTCCTGTAATTCCAGAGACGGCCTGCGACTCATCTGCAACGTCCGCTCCGTAATCCTCTGAAAAAGTCGCCTTCAGCGGATGGTCAACAACAGGAGCCAGATATGCAGCGGCCGTATCGGGATCGGGCGAACCAAAAGCAGGAGGCCCCATCACACTCGGCTTAATTACCATATCGTCCTCCGGCAGGTTAGGATTTAGACGATCAGACGGCAAATCAGAAATAGGTGATTCAGGTCTAGCCAATTTCAATCCTCCTCTCTACCTAGCTTTGCGAACCTTGATCCGGTCATTTTCATAACCGGGCTCGATCGTGCGCTTACTTTCACCGTCACGGCGCTTCGTCTCAGTGGAATTACCGCCACCATTCGTGCTAGCACCGCCACCAGCCTCCATTTCCGAGGCAATTTGCTTCAGGTCTTCGTCGTTGTCAATGAAACTATTAACCATTTCAGTGACCTTGACCTTTGCAGCCTCGGGGTCTTCGGGAAGCTCGGCATCCTTCATTTCAGTTGCGAGAATTCGCCGAACCAGCGAGCGATCCTTCTCATCCTTGAAACGCTTCTCAAGAATTCCATTGAGAATTCCCTCGCGGGCCTTGGTCGTATTCTTCTTAAGCTCAGAAAGAGTCGTACCAATTACCTCAAGAATGTCAGCATCCTCGCCAATGCCAAGCGCCTCACGGAGCTTTGTAATTAGCGTGACGTTCTCGTCGGCTGCTTCCTTCTCACCCTCCATTTCAGAAACCTTTTTTGTCAAAGGCTCTCTGGCGTCCTTCTCGATCTTTTCGAGAAGCAAAGGGTTGTGGTTCTTTAGGTCTTCATAGCTCAGTGCCGCAATTTCCTTTGAGTCCACTTCTCTACCCTCCTCCATTTCGCTAGTAACTCCGACAAGCCGCCCGCCCATACCGGCTTTGCGCGGCCTTGCCATATCAATTGACTCCAAATCGTAATTCCGTACTTCTACGCCTCCTCTGATCGGGCGCATATCAGCTTCACCACGAATTGAAATTGGAACCTTCAATCCGCGTGCAGCATACTCACGCGCTTTTGTACCCGGAAGCAAATAAGCCTTAACCAGCAATTTCACCTTATCGCCGCCGGTCTGAATCTTTGAACGTACCCATCGAAACTGAATATCGGGAAAATCGTAAGCATCGCGGTCAGGTGAAATATGACCCTTGTACCCGACTACAGGATCATCCGACGAATTGATCTGTTCTGAAATTGATTCGAGAACCTGTGGCCCGTAATAGCGCTTCGACTTTGACCATCCACCTTCAATGATGTAGGTAGCGAATTGCGGGTCGGGATCGTCTCCAATTACCTCTTTCACCTGATTTTCGGTCAACGGAACGAGCGTACTCGCCCCGGTCGCCATTTCCGAGATTTGCTGAACTTCGAATTCGTCGAAAATTTCTTTAGACATAATTACCGTCTCTTAGGAAGCGACTTCTTTGCTCCTGTAGGCTGACCAGTTGAAATTGTCTTCTTTCCAGTCGGGAACGCTTCCTGCACACCCGCTGCGCTCAGAATCTTGGGATTCTGCGATCCAACAAGGTCAACATTTGAACTTGTAATTTTATCGGCCCCCGGCTGAGTAACACCGACAGACGGATCATTTCTCATTAGCCTTTTAACGCCCTGCTTGCCATCGACAGGGCCAGGAATAGTTGGCTTGAAGCCAGGACGCCCTACCTGCTCCGCGTCCTTAGAAGACAAAATACGAACCGGCTGACGACCGCCACTTACAGTCCGCGTATTGTCGTTCGTTACTGCCGAACCTTTCTTAGCGCCGGGATAAACCTTGCCTCTTGCTCTTTTATTGGCCATTTACCTCCTCCTAGCTCTCGCAATTACATTAATCCTGCCTGCTGGCTTTTTTCCAGCCGACCGGCCGTACTTACTCTGCTGCCCCTTGCGACCTTTTCCGCCATTGCTGACAGACGCCAAAGGATTCACGCGTAGAATTGCCATCTACTCACCTACCTCTTTAGAGTTCCGGTCGGATTTGCAGGCTGATGAATTTCACGCACTCCAATTGGCAAGCGCCTCCGTCGAACGATGCGCTGCTTGCCGAATTGAATTTCACGGCCAACAGAAAACTTTCCTTTTCTCATCGCCTCCTCGCTTTCCGCACTCGACGCCTTCCCATCGTTGCGCCCATTTGCCTCGGACTTTTAGCCCC